CAAGTGGCATTGTTGTTGCCGTTACAGTAAATTTAAATCCTATTTCAACAGAAGTTAAAGTAGCATCTACTGCTGACACATCTACCTGATTACTAGCTACTGTAAAAGTTCCCAAGTAATCTGTGCCTGATACCACATCAACAACTGCACCATTTACAAAATGACCAGCTACACTAAAAACACCAGCCGTTCCACTAAATGTATTTGAAAAATCTAAGTTAACTGTTGAACTAAACTCACATAATATAAACTTTTGACCAGCACCAGTATTATAAACAACAGTCATAAACACTCTATCGTCTATTGTAATAATGCTATGAAACAAACCACTTGTTGTTATCTTTGTCCAACCAGCCCGTTTCTCTGCTCGGTTTGATGTAAACAAAGCCATTGAACCATCAAGATTAACAACAAACAAATAAGATTCGGGACGACTTAATGCACCATTTAAGACAGTCATTTGTATTGGGTCTGATATTAAATGAGGCGACAATGATGATACGGAGGAACTTACATACGCCGCCTCTGCGTCTGAGAATAAATATTCCCGACATACCGAACCAGTTTTCTGAATATAAACAGTAGCACCATCATAAGATTGTGGACGAACATAACTTGCTCCAAATGGCGTTTGCCTTTTAATTTGTGCATTAGTAGGTGTTATAGGTTCACTACTAAACGCTGGAATATAAAACTCTGATGTAGATGTAAAGATTTGTAAATCTCTGTTTGATACAATATGCCTAATACTGTTTATCTCACCAATACTAGCAGTCAAATTTAATGCGTCTGAATCTTCACCATCAGCAGTATTAAAGTTAAAATACTCATTTGAACGACTTGCCCATATGCCGTCAGGTTGTCCAATCGTTCCACCAAACCATAATCTATTCTCATGGAATGTAACGGCGGCTGGATAACCACGATAAGAACTATATGATTGTTCGTCCCAATTAGTTATTGGTGCGTGTGATGTTATTCTTGGAGCACCACCTCCGTCTACTGAAGCATTAGCATTAGCACCAGCAGTTATTACATAATGGTTTTCATCTATAACTTCTTGAACTGTTCTTGTTCCGTTAATATTACTAGCAGTAATTCCAGCAATGCCACCAGCTTTAGATATTGTAATACTATCATTAGTCTTTAGTCCGTGAAAGATATGCGTTACCTCTAAGTCAGCCGTTCCATCAACAGACCGAAAAGCATCAGAATCTAAATCAACTGATAATGTAGTTCCAGTAAGAACTGTTCCCGTTGCTTGAGTTTCACTCTGAACACTTGTTATTACTATTTCTTTTTTAGCATACCTAATAGTAGTGCCGATATGAAGTGACTCAGGATAGTTGCCACCTACTGCCGTTCCTCTTATATCCCAGTAAGAAGCACTAGTAGTAAGCGTTACCGAACCACTAGTTCCTGATGGGTCTAATGTAACACCAGCACCTTGAAAAGAATGATATGGCTGGAACATACGAGTGCCATCTGTATTAGTTTCAAAAGCAAATAATGAAACATTAAAGTCTGTTAAACTTGTTCTGTTTAATTGCCTGATAGCAAAAGTATTATGACATATAAACATTGTGTCACCAGACTGTGCATAAGTCAGTTGGTGCAATATTGAATCTGTAAAAGGTAATGCGTTTCCATCTGCATCTTGAGTAATAGTAGCAACAAGAGAGATTGAGCCATCTGTAGGCGATATCTGAAAACATCTTATCTTTTGATTCTCTAATGAAATTACATATCTTTCATCATCAGAAAATATAAAAGGGACTAGTCTGTGTTGTTGAACTTTATTATCTAAGTCAGGAGTAGTATCAAACTCGTATATCTTTTTAATACCAAATCTTTTAAGCAGACCACCTTCGTTCTTTAAAAAAAAATTCTCTACTTTAGAACCCGAATTCATATATACGTTAGTATCTGTTCTACTTACGAGTGACGGACTTATCTCTCCAAACTGGAAGTTAGAGATAGGAACTCTGATTCTAGGCATTAACTTCTCCTATTTGTTATAAAGCGAGAAGTTGTTAGCTTTCGTGTAGTTTGTTGTTGTGAGTCTAATGTTCTTGCTTTAGCCATAGCTCTTTCTGCTTGATTCTGCATGAGTGTAGCAAGTGACGCATCTCTTGCAATACTTGTTGCAAAAACAATTCCTAAACTATATTCGACTGCTAAAGTAAAGTAACTAGGCCAATCAGCTTCTTGTGCTCTAAATGTATAATCAGCAATCACTTCATCAGTTGTTGACGAATCACTAAACGCTTTATCGCCATATACACCATACTCAATAATATTATCATTAACAGTTAAGGCGTGTAACATAATCATATCTGTAGGTAGTTGGTGAGCAATCGCCCATCTACCAGTAGGCTTATCTGTTAATTGATTTAAAACTCTTTGGTTAGTAGCAAAACGCCAACGACTATTAACTAATGACGCTTGTGCAATGTCCTCATACACATTAACTGCTACTTGAGATTCAGTCGTGCCATCTGCAAAACTGGTAATAGGACTCGCACCTATCAAGATTAATGCTCTTGAACATATATCAATACCAGATTGTGCAACTGTGCTAACTGTGGACATTCAGTAAAAAGGGAGGGAGTTAACCCTCCCCTCCTTTTAATCGCTATCTGTTGCAGTTACAGTTAACCCGTCCACGACATCAACTGCCGAAGCCGTTACACTATTTGCATATGTGAGTGTAACCACTGGTGTTCCACCAGTAGAAGTTACTGCAATGATTACATCATTAGTGTTAAACATATTAGCACTATTTGCAAAATAATCAGCAGTATTCACAGTAGCAATAGTATCGGTTGTTGTGTAATGCCACAGAGTTAGACCCGAACCACCAGCTAGTCGAGTCAAATTTGCTTTATCATAAGCCATATCTAATTCTCCTAGTTGTTGTCTAAGACTTCATAGATTCCGTTGTCGTCAATAACAACTGAACCCATTGACATCATAGAGGTTGCGAGGTGAGCTACTTTCTCAGGAATGTAGTTTAACTCGGTTGATACATCAGCACCTACTCCAAGACCTACAGAACTGGTATGGTAAGCGATATTCTTACCAGCAGTAATTGCAGATGTAGAGAAGATTTTGAACCCTAAAAATTCCTTCATACTCATTCCACCAGCGAACGGAAGATTCTGGTCACCGACAAAATCAGATGAAGCGAACTCTGTTATATTAAACAAGTCTGCATATCCTTTAGGGTGCATAGCTAAAAAGCGTCCACCATCTTCAGGAATGTCAGCAGAACCCATAGTTTCAAACAAAGCCAACAAGTCAGCTTTTACCAACGCACCACTTGTATCGTTAATCTGAGTTGAGTTTGCACCAGCGTCCATAGCAGTTACAAGAATCTCGTCAGTCTTACGACCCAAAGCGGCGGCGGCACTTTTCGCTACTGCTTGTCTTTCGTCAATGTTTGTCTTGAGTTCATCAAGTTTATCAATGTATTCGGCGGCATAGTAGTCTGCCATAGTTGCCTCTACATTTGTATGCGTTAGTTCCATAGGACTAACCATACCATTTCTAGCTTTCGTTGAAGCAGTCCCAGTTCCAATCTTTTGGAAACGAACTGTAGAGCCTTGAACATTGGCTACCATGCGAACTGTGTTTCTTAACTTAGACCCCATTCGCTGATATGCCATGTGAACCTCGCTCTCGAACTGCTTAATAAAAGCTGTATCTATAGTATTAGCCAATTAAGCCTCCTTAATAAAAGTTTACATTTCAACTATCGGTTATCTGATTACTCATATCAGCATGGTTATCTCTTACGAGGCCATTCAATGAAACACAGGCCGTTGCTTTATCCTAATAACATTACTTTCTATCTTTCTGCAACGCACAAAACGAAGCATCTCAAATCCATTAATATTAAATGTCTCGTTTCTAAAGGTAAAACCACACCACATTAACCACATAATTGTATCAGAATGTTCAACTGGAACTACGTTACTTATCTCTTCATACTCACCTTGCAGTATTTCAATGACACCCTTACACCCTCTTAAGAATGGTCG